CATGATTCATGTATGTCATCAAACCTATACCAATATTCTTTATTAAGCCAAAACCAAAGATCATGTATCCATTGATAATTTGCCTTAGTATCTTTAGCCCAAGCCGTTGATGTTTCCATTTGGATAAGCGGAAAGCCTGGATCTAAATCATTAAGGTCTTTAAGTATTGAACCTTCAGGATCTAAGAGATGATGAGTATTACATAAAATTTGTGCATATACTGGAATCATCTCTTTTACGTGATCGTCACAATGTGCGTAAGCACACATTTTTGGATCGGAATCCAAAACAAATATATTCATCATGTTACAATCTCAATGTGCGTGGCCTATAAAAAATATGTGTATCAATTTTTGCTGTTTTATGTTTTCTACCTGCCCATCTTGGAGCGGCAATATAATCGGCGTGGTAGTTAAGAGCTCCATCTGTAATGTCAGGTAATTCATCTTGTCTTAAGAGAACATATTTTGCTAACTCTTGAGTGTCGGCCCATAATTTTGTGTTTTTTCTTGGCTCATCACCCTTACCATCACAATACCAACTAAATTGACAACGATCTCTTACTGGTAATTGTAGACCATTACTTGCTGTATAATGTAGGCCTTCATAAACTACTCCACAAACTGTATTTGGATAATACTTGGAGTTTACCCTATTTAATGTTACTTGTGCAACGGCTAATTTTCCTGCAGTACTTTCTATTGCAGCTTCAAAAAATATATTCTTTGCCATACACAAAAGTTCTTTCTCATCAACTAAAAGATTTTTAGTTATTACATTATCTGCTATTTCAACCAATCCATCTATTGTAGTATTTTGTGGATGAAACCAAAGGAAGTCTCCTCTGAATGATCCAGAACTTCCTACTGGGGAAGCTACAAAAGTACTAACAATGAGAACAAAAAGAAATAAAAGATATTTCTGCATATTCCTCGTTTTCTTTGGGTTAACGTTCCTAAAACTTCGGTCTGTTTCTTTTAGGACCTCGTACAACAACTTCATTGCCTGAACCTAGTTGCGAACTTTTAATAAAAGCTGTAATGTCAAAATCTGATTCTAAAATATCAGGACCTAAAGGCCCTCGAAATTTTTTAGCTGACTTATCATAATCTAAAGTTATCACGGCATTTAATGGTTCAACAAATCTTGCTGTTACGGAACGTGGTAGAGCTGAAGTTTTATCATAATCAATCCGCCGTAGTTCGGCTTCTTTGGTAGTTTCAACGCCTTCAGATATACGCTTAAATTTAACTATTCGGTTTTCAAATTTGTTTATATTAATCATTTACTCTATGGTAATATTTCTGGAAAAGTGTCTTTGACTAGTTTATAGGTTAAACCTCTAAACTTTAATTTTTTATCTTTAATTTGAATTACAACATCAGCCTCTTTAGGATGTAAACTTTCTAACATAGAAACAAAAAGTTGCTCTCTTCGTAATTGAGTAAGTCCATCATGGCCCCCTTCAATGTATAGATAAAATTTTCTAATATTGGGATATAGATATGTGGGATTGTACTCATCAGGAGAACCAATCGTTTTATACGGTGGTGCACCAGAAGGTAGAGCAAATTTTATATCTGGATGAAAGGCATATCTTAATAAGTCCTTTAGTGGATTTGATTCGTTTTCCAATAGAACTTTTTTTCTAGCTCCAAAGGAATTTGCAGCAGCTACATCTTCAAATATTAATGGAATACTTCGTACAGCCATAAATTAAAACTCCGTTAAATTTTCTGTTAAGTTCTTTAATCTATGATTTATGAAATATGTAAGAAGTCTCTTACGATCACCAACTGCGGTTGTTTCGAATTGTTCTGTTATATTTATACGAATTGACTCAGGTACTTCACTTAGATCAATTAACTGTTTGTTTCTATTATAGTTTCTTAACATTTCAGCATCACAATACATGTCTGGATCTAAATCATACCACGCATCTACCTTCTTCTTGGTTATTGGTTTCTGGCGCCGTCCTTCATCAATAAAAACATTATCATCAGACATAATATTTGGTACACCATCTCCAACATCACCTTTTATAAGTTTTTCATGAAGTGACCATTTAGAATCTCCTTCAACAAACTTCTTTTGCATAGGAGAATATTGTCTAACATTAAAGTGATGAAGTTGAACAAAATCTTTATCACTTGACAAAATCAATGTTCTTTCATTTGCTAGTCCCACCAAGACCGCGATAATATCATCGGCCTCTGCCTTCTCCACTTCAAGTACTTGATATGGAAACCATTCTACCAACTCTTCTTTTAATTGATTCAAACATTCATAAAGATTTTCCCAATCAATTGGGGCGGCCGATCTAGTTTTTTTTCTAGAAGCTTTGTAGTTTGGAAAGATCTCTTTACGCCAAGATTTTCGAGAATCACAACATAAAATCAATTCACCGAATTCACTTACAAACTTAGTTCTATATAGGCGTAATACATTTAATACAGCAGGTCTAATTACATCCATATCTACAGAAGTAAATTTGGATGCTGTCATGTATGAACCAATAAAGATTTGTGAAAAATCAACTAGTTGTGCCATCTTCTATTATCTCAAATTCAGCTTCTTCCTCTACATCCTTTCGGACTGATTCTTTTTGTGCTTTCACTTCAGGAGTGTCTTCTATAGCGTGTAAGAATTGTTGCCATTGTCCACTTCGTAAATCCCAATTATAAAACATATCAAAATAACTACGTTGTATTTTCAATAGATTTTGTACATCATCATCCCAAAAATGTTCAATACCCCTACCTAAAATATGTCCATGTACTTGTGCGTGTTTATCTGGGTCTTCTTCGAAACCATACATCCAGGGAAAGTTTGCCCCTGTTTCTGGTAGTGCACCAAGATTCGGTACTACACATAAACATCCTGCGCTAGCCGCTTCCATCAAAGTGATACAACTTGTTTCCTCATAGATACTTGGATAAGCCATAATATGTTGAGTCTTTAATGCCTCACGGATTTCATCATTTGATACTGTACCATGATAATTAACTCCATCCATATCTTGTGCACGTTTGTATATATGCCGGAATTGTTCATCTAAATGTGGGCGGTCATATAACTTAAAACTAGAATAAATGTTTAACTCTGCATTCAATCCATCCTTGAGATCTTTTCTCATAAATTCCCAGGCATTCAAAAGTAATTCTAATCCTCGATGAGGCGTAGAAAAATAACAAACATTTATCTTACCATCTTCTTTAGGTTTTTCGTGTTCCGGAATAGGGTGAATAGCATTTTGAATTACTACACCTTTGTCATACGGAAATCCAAGATGTGTTTTAAATTGATATTGTTGCCAATGACTAACAAAAACTATTCGTTCAAATTGATTCCAAGTGTCTTTATTTTTTAAATGTTGAACTTCAGGATCACTTGCTAAATCATGTATCCAAAGGATTCGTTGCTTATCAGGATCTAATTTTCTAACTCTTGTCATGATCCATTGAAACTTATCTTTCAGCCCCAGATCTCTCTTCTCTAACTCTTTAAAAAGCCATTTCTGCATAAGTTCTGTACCGCCCATTGCTTTTTTAGAAACCGCGTTTATATTTAAATCATCACTACCATGATCGACAACAAATTCTACATCTTCATCGGGATTAGAGATTGATACTTCTGTTGATTTAACTTCTTTTGGGGGATTTCCTAAAGTATTGGGGCTTTCATCCATGTTCACTGCTTTAACCATAATTCTCCATTAATTAAATTGTATTCATTATTATATAGTAATACCACAGGAGTATGTAGTGAGAGAACGGTTTCGATTGTACCTAGCTGGTTGAACTAGGAGGAGAAATTGAAACCTCTACTACCCCTGTGGTATTTTTAATTCTACTTATATTATATCATGTATTATTGATTTGTCAAGTTACTTCATAAACTTACCCAAATCACCTGTAAATTGTTTATCTGTTACTGCACCGATGCTCTTCTTTTTACTTACAATCTTTTCTTGATTCTTCCTTCCAAAGATAGCGGGTGGTTTATAATCCATCCACGTTCCATCCTTAACAAGTTTTTCAAGTTCAGTATAACATTTATCTGAACACACATAAACAGAATCTAATGGATTATTCCACCAATGACCAACATCATGCTTGGGCTTAATATGTGATGTATAACAATAAGAACAAATCATAAGCTAGCTGTAAATTGTTTATCTGTCAATGCAGCTAATTTAGTCGTTGAACGATGGCGTTTAACCATATCCACTACTACATCACCAGATTCCATTTGCTGTGTCCACACTGCTTTAATATCAGGATAAAATACTCCTACACTTCTCTTCGGTGTACCATCTGGATAATAAGCCATAGCAACACATTTAGGAACCACTTTTTTCATTTCATTTTGTCCTGAAAACATCCCTATCCAGTCACTAGTTTTAATATAGTGTTCTATGTATCTAATATATGCTTTTTTGTCGTCTGCTTGAGTGAGCGCCTGCTGCTTGTCCTTTGGAGACATATCCTTGTTCCGGGCCCGAGCAGTAAGCATTGAAACTAATTCTTTATTATGTTTGATCCACACCTTAACATTTTTTAAGGAATAAGGTTCTTCATCATCAAGACTCAAAACATAAGGATGAACATTTTTATATTCTGGCGGTTTCTTCTTCGCCCTCATTTTTTCAAGACGGATTCTTTGAGCTTCTTTTTGAGCTGCAGTAAGTGTCTTTGTTTTTCTTATTGGTTTGATTTTCTTTCGTGCCATATTTTTTCTCTATTGTAAAGTGGACTAAAAAACCAGCGTCCGCGTTTCGGCTGGGTAAAACTCGCCCACGTAGTTTTTTTAAAAAGGTTGATAGTTAGGAATCGAACCTAACACCGACAATTTACCCTCAAGTAAATCTAGTTCTCCATATATTCCAAAGGACATATTCATGGATTTGCTCTTCCTTTGAGCTCTACATCAACCCTTATTTTTATTTTAATGAAAATAATGTACCTGTTTGAAGTACATACATTACATACCAATTCCACTTATCAAAAAAACTGATATAAGAATAGGCTATAAAAAATAAAATGCTAAATTTTAAACTGTGAAAATTCAACAACATACTAACCTATTCCGGTCCAACGAACTTCATTAACTCCGCGTCCATCAAGAACATTACCTCTGGCAAAGTTCCTTGCTGGTGCGTTCCATCCAGCGGCTTTCAACATATCACCTTCACGGAATTTCTTATCTCCAGCTTTTACAATAAAGCCAGAAACAGACCTTGAAGTTCCACCGCCATTCGTAGCAGTGATTTTCCAGTACCTACTATTTTCTTTTACCTCAAGGCCACTACAATAATTTTCAATCATTGCATCCCTGATTTCTACATCTTTACAAAACTTGTCAACGTTTTGATGAACCGTTCTGCCCATCATACTCCAACGTTTGTAATCTTCTTTCATAGCCTCTAGGACTTTTTCAATTTCCATTCTCATAATATTCTCCTATTATATTGCACCCATATCTGCAAGGTAGTTTTCTAATACATAATAATCATCGAGTTCTTCTGGACGTGTATCTTCATCCAACTCTATTCCGGCTGCGTCAGCCTCAAAATATGAACTAACGAGTTCTTCTAAACTTCTGTTTAGACTCAAATCAATTGCGTTTCCTGTTATCATTGTTTCCATAATGTTCTCTCATTTGGGTTATTGGGATTATTCCCTTTTCTCATTCTCTAGTTATATTATACCACAATGGGTCCAATAAGTCAAGTGTTTATTCAAACTTTTTTAATAAATTGTTGGCCCGACTACAGAACTGGTGTCTTGATATCAGGCCATTCCCTTTAGACTTTGACAAGCATAAGCTACGAGCTTTTCTAGAAACTTCGTCTGGGATATTCTTTAAAATAGTGAAGTGTACATTCCGGTATGAGCTGTAAACTGATCTGTCAACATATCGTTGTAGATGTTCTCATACTCTGTAACAGACTTCTCTTCAAACTTTCTAGTCAACTTACAAAATTTCATATCGTAAGTGTCCATTGAGTTCAATGTGATTTTCAGATAGTTTGAATTAGAACTGTTTCGACCAATCCTCATCGACAAGGA